TGGAACAGCTTTGCTTCAATCCTAACAACCTTCAGGCTTTATGCATCAGCTGTCACGCGAAGGTACATCGCGAAGCCCGATCGCACACGCGACGTTCACACGAACAAAGGGAACGCGAACGCCTTGAACGGTGGAAGCAAGAACTTGAAGCGAGGGTAGCCCGAATCAATCAGTCAGTAGTGATAGATGAACGTTGACCCTCCGGCACCTTTTTATTTCCGAATCGCTTTTAATCGGAAATCCTCGCCTGCTTTCTTTTGTTGACGAGAAAAAATTGCGGCGTTCTGTTTTTCCGGGCCTACATGTTATTGTATCACGGAACAATGCTACAACCTATTTGTTCAAATCATTCGTATTTCGCAAATTACCACTTATAACAAAAAATATTATGCCTAAAAGAAATATCGTACAGATTCAGCTACCACCCGAACAACCAGACTGCTGCGCTGAATGCCCGCTGCTTGGTTTGGTACCAAAGTACGTTTCGCGACCGAAGAATTCAAAAGAGACTCTGGTGTGTTGCGGAACGATGGAAGCGATTACGCAACGAGGTTCGAAGGTGCGAGCAAGCAACCGCGACACCAACCATCCGTTGCATCGCCCATGCGATAATCGTTGGCACTCATGGATGCAGCTGGCTGGACGCAAACTTGGCATCAGCACCCAGACATACAACGATTGCCGAATCCCCTATGAATGCACCTTGCAACTACAAATTAAATTCCATAAATAATGGCAAAGTCAAAAGATAAGAAAATCGCAGAGTTACGATCGTCGGTGAAGCAATACATCGACGAATTGAAGGAAATGATCGAGCTGCGCACAGGCAAACCATTCGAACTGTGGCTGATGCCCCAACTGAGGGCTACGGCGCAGAACATGGTGTTGCTCGACCGCATCCAGGAAGCCATCGCGCTTGAAGATGATCTGACCACATCGATGACAGGCTCGATGGGCCAACAGAAGATTGATGTTAACCCGCTGCTGTTGCAGTCAGACAAATGTCAGCGCACCATGCTGCAGCAGTTCGAAGCATTAGGGTTGAACTACAACACCGCCAAAGGCAAAGTGGCAACCAATGGTGGCAGCGCAGCCGAAAACTCTGCAGCCAACGACGACCCAGTATTGGCCGCATTATTAAACAAGTAACAATCCCAAACATTTACAATTATGAAATTTACAATTCAATCAACTGCGATCGAGGGCGCAGCCATCCTTCTCTCGAAAGTGATTAACGCAAAGAACCCACTCCCCATTCTGGGCGACATACTTTGCGAAGTGGCAAACAACCAGCTGACCATGACAGGCAGCGATGGTGAATGCAGCATCGGCACCACGCTCGACCTCGACACGATGGAAGGCGAAGGAAGATTCTGTTTGGACGCAGGCCGACTGCTGACTGCAGCACGACAGCTGGGCGACCAACCGCTAACCATCACCTGTTGCACCGAAAGTGATTATATGTTCACTATCGAGCATCAGGATGGCCAGATTCATTTCCTCGCTGAAAGTGCCGACGAATATCCAGTGATCGAGCAGCCAATATGGGAATCGAATTTTTACAATCTGCAACCCAACCGCATCGGCGAAGCAATCAAACGATGCCTGTGGAGCGCAAGCACCAACGAGCTGCGCCCTGCAATATGTGGTGTACATATTTGCACCGTACAGAAGTATGATGCACTCGACATCGTTGCAAGCGATGGCCACGCATTAGTTCGCACCCGAATGCTGAATAAAGATATAGAATCAGGTCAGAAGATAGATGCAACCCTACCAACCAAGGCTGCAAAGGTTCTGGCCAACACGCTGACAGACGTGGAGCCAATCAGCCTGCGATTCGCCGAAGGCAAATGCCAGGTTGAAACTACCCGCTACTGCATGACGTTCAGACTGGTAGACCAGCCATATCCGAAATACAACTCTATCATTCCGACCGACAACACCATCGAAGCCTGCGTCGGCAATCGTGAATTAGCGCAAAGCATCAAGCGCGTTTTACCATTCGCACCTGACAAATCGCAGATGCTTTCGCTACATTTCGAAGCAGACAAGCTAACCGTAATGGGCGACGACTTCGACTTCTTCGAAGGTGCCCGCGACAAGGTTGCAGCCGATTTCAATTGTTCCGATCCATTAACCATTGGCATCAAAGGAACCACATTGGCCAAGGCTTTAGGCTACATCGACGACACAGATGTGCGTATAAAGATGAAAGACGCAACCAGCGCCATTCTTCTGGAACCAAATGAACAGGATGAGAATAACGAAGTCACCATCCTGATGATGCCGATGTTACTTAACGATTAAACGCTATGACGCAAGAGGAAAAACAACAAGCCCATGCAATACTCTACAAGTCGTTCGATGAAATAAAACTATTACAACTGAGAATGGTTGACCCACGACTGTCTGAGTATATTTGTGGACTAATTAACAATCCCGACCTTCACAACGGATATGAGATTCTTGGAGCCGTAAAATTCTTACGGCTTCTAAGAACCTATGACTTTGATGCGGCGAAGGTACGACAGATAATTCATCTACGCGAAGGCGATTGGGTGCGCGACGAACGTGGGCGCATGCATCACAAATCAGGTGGCATCAAGTGCCCTGGCACCGACATCGCCCACGTTTACCGTTGGCAACCATTCCAGGTGTTTGTTCTGGCATCCGTTTTCGGATTCTACAATTGGTTTAATACAGAGGTGCCTGCAGACATCAAGCCTGTATTGGCCGACACCGAACGCGAACGCGAAGACGGAATGATTGAGGATTTTCGCAGACTTTGTAATTACTTCGTACTATACACTCCGCGAAAGACAGACAAAACAGGTATGAGCGCATTTATTCAGGTGGTGTTCTTCCTGTTGGGCGATTACAACAGCGAAACCTATTGCTGCGCCAACGCAGAGTTTCAGAGCCGCATTCTGTTCGACCGCACCACCTTCATGCTGAAAGACATCGACAATCGCCATCGCTTTGACATCACGAAGAAGGTGATCCGATGGAAACCGCAATATCAATCGGTTCGCAACGCGATGATCATGCCGCTAACCGCTGGTGGCAAAACCAAGGATGGCCCATTTGCCGAACTTGTAAATTGGGATGAGCTTGGAAGCAGCCCATACACCAATGGCAAATCGGACATGATGAATCTGGTTAACGTGATGCGTTCTTCGATGGGCCCGCGTCGCGAAGGATTGACCTTCGGCACCACCACAGCCGGAACCATCAGCAGCGGCCCATTCATCGACATGCTGAACGGACTGCACGAATCGCTATTGCGTGAACTGAAGTACGACACAGGCGAAGAGACACCCACATTGAGCGACGACCGCCAACTGTGTCTGCTGCTAGAACCTGATGATTGGGAAAAGTACGACGAAGAGCTGCTGCTAACCAGCAAGGACATTCGCCGAAAGATCAACCCGATGCTGGGCATCACATGCCAACATCAGTTCTACGAAGACAGTATCACCGACATGCGCAACGGAAAAATGACGCGCGGCGAACTTTTCAGCAAGCTGTTCAACGTCTATGCATCGAACACCACGCGCGACTGGATCAAGCCCGAAGAGATACGCGACATCCAAGGCTCCTGGAATATGCTAAACGGCGAAGCAGGCCCAACCCGCATCGACGAATGCACAGAAGATCGCGGCTGGATAGTCTTCACAGGTATGGACTTTAGCAAGGGCGACGACCTGAACGGCGACGCATTCCTGGCATACAACACCCGCACAGGCGACTTCTTTGGCGACATGGATGTTTACATCAGCGAAGAAGCAGCCAACCAAAGCCCCATCCGCGAACTGTTGTACCAATGGGCTGCTGGTGGGTACATTACCATTGTGCCAGGTAAGACGTTCGAACCATCATGGCCCATAAATCGCATCAAGAAGCTGTACGACGCAGGCTTGTATTTCGGAAGCTACGGCTACGATCCATACAATGCTGCAACCGTAGTCAACGCACTTTCGCAATGGGTGTTCGACGAAGGCTTCGACCCGAAGCAGATCGTTATTCCGGTAAAGCAAGGTTTTGGCAACTACAGCCCTGTTGTGCAGCAGTTCGACTACTATGTCAAGCGCGCCATTGATGATGGAGCAGGCCACATGATTCCGCAACCGCTGATTCACCTGTCGCCCAATCCACTCTGGCCATATTGCTTTGGCTGCGTAAAGTTGCAAGAAAGCAACGATGGCATGGGCAACCTGAAGCCTGTAAAGCGCAACGAGTCTGCAGCCTGCAAGGTCGATCCTGTGCAGATGTTGCTAACAGGCTTAATTCTCTACAATGCAGCCGAAAAAGCTATCAACAAATAACACTACAATCCCAAAGATTTATGCAAGAAATTACAAAATCATACCCCCCCCATACCACACCCACTAAGAGAAAATGGGTGTGGCGATGGGGCGACTGGCGGTTATATATCACACACCATTGCGCCTTGAAGCAGAAAGAAAAGCATCAGCCGCGCCACCGTAACAAGATGGCAGAGTTAAAATCGAAGCTGGTCATGCAGCGAGGTCAGGTTTGTGAGTTGTGCGGCAAACCTATCGAAAAGTATTGCAAAACACAAATCCATCACATCATTCCGTGGAACCGCTATCCTGAAGGCGAGCTCGACGAACGCAACCTGATGGTGCTGTGTAGTGAGTGCCACGCAGAGGTACACGCCAATCCTATCCTGAACGCCGGACTGATATGTCAGGCAGCCACCAAGATTGGTGTAGATGTGAAGAAGTATTTTAATTATAAAACGCATCAGAAAGTTACTAATTTAATAAGCGAATAAGGCATGACAGACAAAGTACAGAAAATCAAAGAGTGGATTAGCAAAGAGCAAGATGGCTTGATGGATGCCAACGGAAACTTTGAATATCCAGAACATGAAGGGGCATACCATATACTATGCAACCTTGATGCTTACATTGATTCCTTGCAAGAAGAACCTGTAAGCGAGGACTTTAAACAGTTTGAAGAAACGTATTTAGATAAAGAAAAAGATGAAATCCTTTGTATCTACGACCGTCACGCAGGGCTTGTGGATGGTGCTAACTGGCAGAAAGAGCAGCTGACGGCAAAGACTGTTGATGTTACGATAGCTATACCCTACCCAAATGGTGATGGTGGATATACCCAACTAGTCGACAGCAAGGAGGCTTTGCCTTTTGGTGATAATATAAAGGTTTTGGTAATTAAGGAGGAATGACTTATGGCGAAATACAAATTGACAGTAGTGCATGAACTTGAAGATAACGAGGAAGTGCAGAGCGAAAGCGAATTGAAAGCGTATGTTGATGGAGTAGTTAAAGCATCCATTGGTGATTGGGATAAAGTCCGCGCGGAACTACAGGTAAACGATACCCAGACATACAATGCCGAGCAAAAAGCATTCGACAAAGAAATTATCAAGATGATTTCGATGTGGCCCTGGCATTGTAGTGCCAACAGCCTACCCACAGAACAAGATGAACACATCATCGCCTGCGAATATATAAATGGAGTCTGGACTGCTTATGAATTTTACACACTCCGCGACGATCCACAAAGATTCGTCAGCACAGATTCTGATTCCCCGACGACACTTTATCCATCACCAAACGTTTATTGGCGAACAGTTGCAGAACCCGAACCACCTAAACCCAGACAGCATGATTCCGATCGTTAAGAAATGCCCGAATTTAGTAAAAGATAAATACGGCGAATGGTGCTGCAAAGGTACCCACGTCTGCTACAAGTCAGTATGCTGTAGCACTCTGTTTGAAACGGTGCTGCACCTTGGTGCAAGCATCCATACAATCACGAATTAACAAACATTCCCTCGTTAGGGAATTTTTGCGCCCTAACTAGGAAAATATTTTTCCCTAACGTGGGAATAAATTTTAAACCCTAAAAACAAAGATTATGAACACAGAAGAAATTAACAAAACCGTGATGAAAGAGGTGGCCGAAATGTTCGGCGTTAAACCTGAAGAGTTATCAAGCGAAACCAAACTTCAAGAAGACCTTGGAGCCGACAGCATCGATCAAGTTGATTTGATTATCGCGTTTGAAAACGAGTACAATGTAACATTCCCAGATGCCGACATCTTCAGCGCGAAGTTCGACACCATCGCCGACATCACCAAATTTATCGAAGAACATCTAAAGCAATGATTCACCCAAAGTTAACCCAGGCGATTAAAGTGCCTGAAAAACTGAGTACCACCTTCTTTGAATTGGACTGCGTAAAGTCAGCCATCAAGTACGAAGGCAAAGTCCACTACATAATATCCGGCAAAGCGCAAACGCGACAGATAGCTGAACCAGGAATGTGGCTTTGCCAAACCAAAGAAGGCCATTGGGAAGTGATGAGCGATGAACGTTACCAAAAATACTACAGCAATGAGAAATCGCAGTAAAGCCTACATCGGATGTGGATGGAGCCTGATAGGTGCCATCGCCATCCTGATTATCTTCTTTTTCGCTTCATGCAAAAGTGTTGAATACATCGAGGTGCCTGTAGTTCACACCGATACGCTGTATCAGTCGAAGGTGGTACACGATAGTATCTATCAGCACGATTCTATCACCATCAAGGAGAAAGGCGATAGTGTATGGATAGAACGTTGGCACACCAAGTATGTTGACCGACTGCGCACAGATACCGTTATCAGTCATGTGCGCGACTCTATCCCCTACCCAGTGCCAGAACCCTATCCGGTACCAGCCGAACTGACTTGGTGGCAGCAGACTCTCACGAAATTAGGTTGGCTGATGCTGGCTGTGATCGGCGCAGCTATAATTTACATAATCGTTAAACTAAAATTCAAAAAACTATGATTAAAAAGTATTTTGCACTTCTGGTGCTTTGTCTTTATGTGCTTGGTGCAGTTGGTGGCTTTGGCTATGCCATGTATCAAGGTGCGTATCTTATTGCAGTAGCCGTGGTGGTTCTGGCACTTATGGCATTCCCCACAGCTCAGAAGTACTACGAATTTCTGACAGACTAACATCGATGTGAATCGATAAGATCGAGCCGTGAGGTTCGACGACATTAATGTTATACTTATTTTATGCCTTCTAGTAATCCGGCTGGACTGATGTAGCTGCATCGGTTCAGCCTTTTTTTTATGCCCAAAAATCGGTAAACCTTCAGCCTTGTTTCTCGCTATCATAAATAGAAATAAAGAAAAAATGGCAAGAACAATCCATTGGACTCTGACTTTTAAAAGTCTGAACGAAACAGATTGCACCGTCAATATCTACGACAACGATTATTCGGGCGATCCGGTCGCGCTTACAGGCGCGGCCAATCCGTTCTTTTTCGAAGAGACAGAAGACGACGACCTGATTGGTGCTGTGGTTAGGTACCGAACAGGCTACATCAACCTGTTAGAACAGAGTGAAGGCGAACTGGCCGACCTGTACCCGCAAGCCGACCAAGACCGATATGTAGAAATGTTCTACGGTTATACATTGATGTTTTCGGGTTACATCCAGGTACAAGCATTCGGCAATCCCTGGACTGCCTACCCTCGACAGGTTAGTCTGCCAATAGTTTCGCCTGTCGGCATAACAGACCGCATGCATTTCAATCGCATTTATCCACCAACTTGCAAAACGCTTGGTGCGCTGCTTGATGAAGTTATCAGCGGACTTGGTGCCATCTATCAATATGTTTATCTGCCACAGATAACCGATATTGACTTCAGCCTGCAACTTTTCTCGCTGGTAGTATCACCGTGGAACGAAGACTATCATCACTCCATCAATTCGGCATCGCCAGATGTCTTCATCAAACCCAGATCATACGCATATTTCCTGAACGGACTGTGTTCTGCATTCGGATGGATGCTGCATGACACGCCAAGCGCGTTGATTTTCTCGATGTTCGACCACAAAGGGCTGTACGTTCAATACCCAGTAGGGCATATCGGCGACACGAATTACAAGACTGTGGTACCAGCTCCAACCGACGCCGTTTTCCCACTTTCAACTTGGTTTACATATTGCGACAATCAGGCCAAAGAAGGTTTGATATTACCATGTGATGCCATAGACATAGCTTATGACGGCAAACTTGAAGACGGTGTGCGGATTTCCTTCGACCGCACAGCCTTCAACAGCGTAACAGGCTATGAATTGACTCCAAAAACCAGCGTGGCCAATCTGGTTCCAATAACCAATGAAATACAAGTTAGCGGCGGAGCTGTAATATTCGACGCAAACCACTATGCAGCACCAGGAGTTTATGCAGTTGCACTCGATACCGAAGAAGGTGTGTTAATCGCGCTTGACCCTTCAACACCTTCTGATACCACCCTGTTCAAAATGCGATATTACACCAAGACTGCAGGGCGCAGTTGGATTATGGAGTATCGCGCCCAGATAGGCGATTTTATCGCAAGCCTGGCCGACGACGACGCAATAAAGAACAACATTCACACCAACCTCACAGTAGCAGCCGACTACATCGAAGTAGAATTCAAACTTTTCTACAACAACACATATCCATTCCCCACAAACAAGCTGATATTCATCACCGCTGTAGAACTGCAGCTGGTGGTGAACAACGAGCTATATTCAGACTATCGCATCAGACCAACTGATTCATCAGAGATGATTCCGGCTGATGCTGGTGGTGATGCCCGCGCGGGTGTGGATATGCCATTCTCATTATATCGCGAGGGAACAAACCTGATTGGTACCAGCGTTCGCGCTGCAAAGCTGACTACCTATCCGTATATGTTCAAGCCCCGCAATAAGATTATGGCCACCTTCAAGGGAACCATCCCAAGCATGTACCCCTGCCATATGTATTCATTTTGGCGAACAGGTTGGATTTGGCGTATCGTATCGCTAGGGTTCTATCCGTGGGATGATCTCTTTGCCCTTACGTTACAACGCAGCGAGACACTCGAAACATCAACCACTTAATTTTTTTAGCATTATGAACATTTCAAAAGTTACCACAGCCGATGAATCGCGCACACAACTGATGCTGCGCGTTACCTTCGCACTATGCTTTTTTGTATCGGTGGGCCTGATCGTCGGCGGCTTCTTCACCCCACCTATGGGAGTCATTGATGGCTCATGTCTTACAGCCGTCGGCGAATTATTGTTATTCCCCACCCTGCTTTACGGATTCCGAGCCGTTGAACTTGGAATGCGCATCAAGTTTCAGAA